TCTTATAATTACACTATAAATGTCCTTCACACTACTGTTCAAGCTATTATAGATAATGTTATTGCCTGTTAATGCGGGCACTTGAGTCCATAATGTGCTTTCAAGATTTGTTGATTGATTTAAACCGTACAACCATACATCTGAATTATTAATATTTTGAGTATTAATATCAATTACTTGATTACTAGTTGGTACTGAAACATTAAATGTTCCTTGATTTAATATACCTTGTGTAAAATTAAAGAAGAAACCTGTGCCTGGACTTCCGGCTCCGTGACCGTCATCTCTATAAACACAGGCAATGCTGTTGCCAATCTTTGGTGGTTCTTCGTAAATGTACGGCTGTCCTTTAAATGTAGTACTTGTAATTTCAAATACCATATTGCGGCCAGCAATAGTTTTAGTAAAAGTATAAATTGGAATATCTGTGTTGTTAGCGTTAAATCTATACTGAGCGGTTGGCACTCCGTAAATCGTTGCTTGATCCACAGGACTTCCAAATTGCTGTGTTTGTGGAAGGGCAGCATTTATAACTTTGATAAATTGATCGTACCAGTTAGCGTTAGCTGGATCATTCCAACTGATAAACTGTCCTGCTAAATTACGACCGTTGCTATCGTATAATACTTCTGTCGTTTGAACGGTGTTTACTTTTAATAAGCCTTTGGCGGCTGTGTTTCTACGGGCATTATAACTGATTAAACGTGCTAAACGTAATACACTATCACGACGTTCTGCTAGCTCTAAGAAGTTTTCACGGGCATTTAAGTCAACTCTGAAAGCTATGCTTTGGCCCACGAACGCTATAAGATCGATAAGGGCAAGGTATTCACTTGACTCAATGTAATCGTTAAAATCTTCAGGAAAATTAGTACGGATATAGTCAATCATTGTACGACGCAAGTTATCAAAATCGTAACTTTGGAAGTCTGCGTTCTTAAATGATTGATAAATTTTCTGCCAGTCTTCGCTGACTAACAGGTTGTTTAGTCTATCCGTTGAGCTCATAATATGTCCTAATAATGATATTTATCGAATAAAATTATGTGGGTAGTTTATTGTGTAAGTAACAATCCGTTGTCTTGATCGAACTTTAATTGTAAGGCTTCCTGCAAATTATACAGCAAATATGTTAGTGTACATTGTATTTGTAGGCCTTGATCGTAGGGTGTAATCACAATATTTCCTGCTTGCACACGAGGATCACTATTAAAAATCTGATTAACATTTTGTAGTATAAGATTCTTTATTTCTTCTGTTAAAGGCTCAAATAATACGTCCCAAATAATGGTTCCGTAAGTTGGATTCATTAAACGTTCGCCCTGTCTGACATAAAAATGATTTAATAAGTCTTGTTTAATTAATTCAAAATCATATAAGGCAAAATTTTTAGTGGCGGTGCTTACTGTACTGAATCCCCTATAACGCTGTACTGTACGTTGAGGAGTAGTTTTAGTTTGCTCTATGGTTGTTCTAGTGTGTAAACTTGTAGCCATATTAATTTCCTTTTAAGAATGTGTCCATTGATAGCGAATATGTTTTCCAAGCATCAGGCACCGGAATAGCTGTAGCAGCTTCTCTATCAGTAGCACTAGGTTTAAACATCGTAGCATCTAAATTTTCATGATGTGGATAAGGTTCAGCTGTTGGAATACGAGCTAAAATACTAGTAATAGTAGTTCCATCAACATCTGTTGGATTATCTATTGTAGGCAATGGGTCTGGAGCGGTTGCTGCAGATGCAGATCCTGCTGTTGCAGCTGCAGGGCCGTTAAAATTAATATTGCCGCCTGATATAGTAGTATTGGCGGCGGAAATCGCCATATCGCCGCCTGATGTAAGTTTGTTTGCTCCGCTAGTATTAACATCTAAACCGCCACCAATAGTCATATTAGTTTGTCCGCCAGTAGTAACATCCCATGTTGCTCCAAAAGATTCTTTTACAGCACCTGAAATAGTTTCATCTTGTGTGCCATCTACTTGTATAGCAACATTACCGTTTACAATACAAATTTTATTTTTACCAACTTCAGTTTGGTGTCTTTCGGCAACTTTAAGATTAAAATTACGACCTGCTTCCATGTTAATATCACGGTCAGCATAAAAGTTTAAATCATTACCAGTATGTACACTAATGCTATCCTGAGCATAAATGTCTATCTTGCCATCGCTAGTTAATTCTATCCAACTAGTTCCACGACTATTACCAATATAAATCAAATCTTCTGTGTTATGCAATAAAATTTGATGACCTGTTCGAGTTCGAATTCTAATTAATTCATTAGCCGGTAGTCCTACATCACCGTCAGTTTCACTTGCATCAATACTGGCATAATCTGGTGGTCCGTCTGTGGGCGCGGTTTTTCTTAACCAGTTTGCATCACCGTCATCCATGACAAAAGAACTTCCGCCAAGTCTACTAATAAATGTATCTGCTAACCACTCGGCTTTACCGCTTTTAACTTTTTTTCCTTTTTTATCCAACGGACCTGGAGTACTAATACCAAATACATTACTAGGACTTTCACGTCTAGCACTACTTGTTGTAATACCCCTAGTGTCATCTAACACTAAACCTTGATGTGTTAACATTTTAGTAAAAGGATGTTCTGGTTTAAAATTCTTATCAGGATCGCCTGGACTATTGTTGTCTTCTATTTTTTTATTATATTCTGCTGCAGGAACACGACCATTGCGACCTTGATTATCTGGATCTGGATTTTCAACTACACTTTCAGTGGCCGCAATCCCAGGAACCATAAAATTCATATTTTCATCTTGAACACAACCAATCCAATAACCGCGTTTAGGATCACCGTCAATAAAAATAACAACTACAGTAACACCAACATCAGGTGGCACCATCCACATACCATAACTTTTTTGTGTGTCAGCAAAGTCGTTGTTTTCACCGTTAGCTTGTACACTAGTGACTCCGTAAAACGGACTCATATATTTTACTTGATGTAACTGACTTTCACTAGATGATCCGCCAACTGGTTTTAGAATTTCAACTTCTAATATACCCATGTATGTTGGATCAAGATTGCTGACAACTCTGGCAAGGAACGGCCCAGGCTTTGGCGTTTTAGGGGATGCCGAGTACTCTTCGTATTCATGTTCAGCCATTTTTAATCTCCGGTGGCATCTTTAGGTGCCGGATCTTTCTTCTCGTTAGAAGTGTTTAGTGTGGCCGATGAACTACCTGCTCCGTCAATTTCTTGACCGTTTCTTCTAGGACCGCTTAATACCTGAGTAAACTGTCCGTTATCAAAATAACTTACAACTTTAATAACTTGATAGATACCACTCCAAGTTAGTACAGGAGCACTCTTAGTACTTTTACCAAAATCATACAAGCCTGTAGATTGATTAATATCAACAGGCGTTCTGAAATTTACCTTAACATCTACTTCACTACCTTGATAATTTACACTACCGTCTTTGTTTAAATTTTGATACTGTGTAGGAGAGCTTGTATAATTACCCATGCCGCTTTGCGCAATCCAATATGGATCTCCAATTATTTTTAAATCTAATTGTAGCATACCGGCTGCACTAGTAATAGCATCATGGAATTGTTTTGCAGCTCGTGTACCTTCATCTTCTATACCACCACCGCCTGTGCCGTCACCAGCAAATGATGTGCTTGATCGATTAACAGCTTGTGGTATTACTCCTAATTTTCTTTCAGGTTTTTTACCACCATCTAATGACTTTAAATTATTTTGATCATTACTGTCTGCACCGCTAGCTTCTGTTTGTTGTTTATTATCAATAGTACGCTTAATACTAGTAGCACCCATTTTGCCAGCAAAGCCTGTTTTGAATTCAATTCTAAAATTCAATACATCCACATTTTTTCCGGTATACAAATAATCATATACTTTGACACATTGTTTTTCTAATTCAGCAAATCCTGGAGCTTTTGAGTTTGGTGCTGTAGTTTTACTAGTGTGTACCCCATACGGAACAATTCGATAAACAATCACTCGAGGCTTTGTTCCTGAGCTTTGTAAATTTCTATCGTCGGTGATTGTATAAACTTGAGTATCAACACGCCACCATTTACGCATACCTGCTTTATCAATATTTTGTTCTTGTAATTGTGTTGTAGAATAATCACTGTTAAGCAATACCGCATCAATAGCTACTGTTATATCAGTATCTTGGCTGAAACGCAAATCGCTAGTTTGTGGATTAACAGTATTGTTACTACGAATTACATCTCCGTTGACTACAACTTTACTATCTTTGCCTACTGGAGGGTCACCTTTACGTGTATCACTAAAACCCATTTTAGCTTTACCAATAAGATTTACATTTGCTGGATCTTGTACTAGAGTATTATTTGCTGGTATAGTACTTTTTACTAATTTTAATTGTTTTGCGATTGCATCAACACTAGTTGCGGTACCTGTAGTTACAGCACCTGTGGAATCTTCTGTATCACCTTTGGCATTATCTACGCCAGCACTACTAACATCAGTTGGAAATAATATTAATATTTGATCTGCAACTTCAACTTCTTTATCAGTTACCAGTTGTTGCAAACGTTTATTCAACATCACTTGTAAACTTTTTTCGCCAGTTTGCAAAACTTCCTGAACAGTTACTCCTTTAACACTTGCATCTGTTTTAATACCAGAAACGTGACTACTAAGTGCTTGTTTATTCCAAGGATATGCTGTGCAATGATATACTGATCCTGCATCAGTAACAGTCATAGAAATATCTTTAAATCTAAAAGGAATTCTACGGGATGTTCCTGCAATATTATCCAATCGACCTGTTTCAGTATTTCCTCTAAAATCTATAGTTAATAAAAATGGTGCTTGTGTATAATTGTCATGACCCGAATCCCAAGCTGCTTGTTGCAAACTCATCATAAACGTACCCATACTATATGGTTCTGTTATATTAAAGTTCATGTCCATCATATTGGTATTATTACCTTTTTCCAAACCGATGGTACTATTAATTTCAAGTTTATCTACAAAATAATCAAACTGTCCAAATGGTGTTTTTACTCTGTTGGTAGGATCTGCGTTGGCACTTTTGCAAATTAATTCTAACTTAACGCCACTCATATATCCTTTGTCTGGATTGTTTAACTGGTCATCTGTAAGGACAGCTATTCCCAATACATAGTCATAACTAGCATAGGCAAACAACGGATTTTTTATAGGAAGACTAACACCCGATAGTGGAGAAAATAATGTTCCAAGACTACTTAATGCTCCGCTAACAGCATTTCCAATTGACGATAACGCACTGGCAGGTCCCGAACTTAAAAAGTTTGTTACACCTCCAACAGCACTACTAACAGCATTGCCTACAGACGTTGTTGCTGAATCAACTGCTCCTGAAATATCATCTAATACTGACATATTATAAACCTAATGCTGTAGTTAGACTACTATTTTTACAAATATAAATTTGAGTTCCTGGAGAGAAATCTAAAATAGGATCTTGAAGAACATCAAGATTGCGTTGCATGAACACCCACCATAGCTGTGTTGTTCCATACAAGTCATACGACAATAAATCTGGACGGTAAGCATACTGTGGTTCTATTGTATAAAGAAAATCATCCACTTCTGCACTTACAGGTCGTATAGATAAAATATCCAAATAATTATTTTTAACTGGAGTAGTATACCAAGGACTTGTGTTAGAATATTGTGCTGACATTATACATATCCAAATGAATTATTAAGGTACCCGCCGCCAACAAACCTATCAAGGCTAAAATTACGAGCACTATTTCTGCTGTAAATTGGTTGTAAAGTTATACTAAATGAGCTCTTAGTTGGCACATGAGCTACTCCGCCGCTAGTAGTTCCGCCAAGGCCAAGACTTCCGGCTAGCGCAGCAACTTGTCCTACACCACCAGCTATGCTACTTATACCGCCTGCAATGTCGCCAAGTCCAGGAATGGCTCCGCCTAATGATCCTCCAATGCTACTAGCTAGTCCGCCAACAGCATCGCTAACACCCTGTATGTCACCTGCCATACTACCGACAACATTACATCCAATATAGTCACAGTTAGCATCTAAACTTGTACTAAAACTTTGTACTACAACAGGTACATTTTTAAAAATATAATTTCCGTAACCATTTAACATAACAATTGGAGGAGGATTGCCGGCCTTTGGATCAGATCCAGCGAACATTTTGGTAAGGCTACGTAAATAATGAACCGCCGCAATCCAATATAAAGCCTGAGTTGAATCTTCAACATTCATAGGCGCTGTAATTGATATCTGTCCTGGATCACTATTTTTAAAAGTTCTAAAAGAATAGTTGGTATGTGTCGTATCAATACTATTATATGATGCTGTGCTGGCAATATTAATTGTTGGAGTGTATGGAAATATGAGACCACCTGCATCTTTTAACGGTTTAAGTACAGGACTTCCTTTGAAGCTAGTCCAATTGACTAAACTTAAACGTACACGCCAATCTGCGGGATCAGCATCCCCGCCAAAACTAGCTACCGCACTTACTAAATCCCCTACAGCTTCCCCTGCTTCTGGCAAGTTAATGGATCTCAATGCGCTACCAAAGCCACCTGGGTCACCATTATATGCTGTAGATACAGCACTGGCTAATCTACTGGCTGTGTTTACGCCAGACGACACTGCACCTATTAGGTTCTGTGAACTGGTAGCTGTTTGTATGAAACTATCGCCGAATGACATAATAAAATCCTCTTTTGGTATATTATTTATTTGACTTTATTAAGTGCGTAGTTTATAATGTTACTATTATAGGACTGAGAACGGATGACTTTACCAACACAAACTAAAGTAAATTACCTAAACAACAAGGATATGTTGTTAGAAATACATAGAAGTAAAAGCTCGTATTGCAGTTTTACACAACCAGAATATCATCAATATGACATGATTGTTGCTAGTTTGGATAAGATCAATATAAGAAGCATAGCAGAAGCCAAACGTAATCGAGCTAAGAGAATTGGAGATGCAGAATACCAACGGCGCAAAGCTGCTGGTGAAAAAGTCAAACAAGCAGATTGTGAAGTTGACTATAAAAAGATTCAAAAAACAGATGTAGTATTCAGGGTCATGACATTCGATCATATTCCATTGAACAATACTCGTAAAAAGAATCCTAAGAGTCTAGCAGACCATAGGGACAAGGTCAATTTCCCGCCATTCCAACATTGGAAATTTGATGAAAACGATGAGCTTGTTTGTGTTGGAAAAAGTCATTGGAAAGGTGATTTGGTTAAGGGCAAGTTCGACAAAGATGCTGGTCAAATTACTAACACTTTAGCTAGGATGATGTTAAAATTGTGCGAACGTTATGCAACCCGTGGCAATGTTCGCGGTTACACATACAATGACGAAATGAAAGGACAGGCCATTTTGCAGTTAACACAGATTGGATTACAATTTGACGAAAGCAAATCCGACAATCCGTTTGCTTATTTTACTGCGGCTGTTACTAACAGTTTTGTTCGTGTTATCAATATTGAAAAACGCAATCAAAATATTCGTGATGATATTTTAGAAATCAACGGCATGAATCCTAGCTACAGTCGTACTGGTGCTGGAGAACATGCGGCCGCTGTTAAACGATTTGATGAGAATCAAGAATGATTTAACCCTAAAGTGTATAAATAAAACTATACACTTTGGATTAAAATATGTTTATCTATAAAATTATCGTTAATAATAATGTTTATATAGGACTTGATACTAAACCGTCCTATAAGTTATCACGATGGAAAAAGCATTGCGATGAGGCAACTACAAGATGTAAAACAAAATTACATAAGGCTATGAATATGTATGGCATAAAGAATTGTGTAGTTGAAATATTAAAAGATAACTTTAAGTCTATTGGAGAACTTGCGTTATCGGAAATTGATTACATTAAGCAATACGATTCTTATAAAAACGGACTTAACTCTACTCCAGGTGGAGACGGTTTAGGAAAATACGATTTAACTTTATTATCGCTTGCAGATATAAACAAAATCAAATCTGCATTAGGTGAGCATTTTAGTAATTATAATAAAAATATCAAATGGGCAGGAACTACTGAAGTTGATAGAAAATTATTAACTAAACATTTACATACTGACGAAATTTATCAAAAGAAATCGGATACCCTTAAGAAATTTTACAAAGCAAATCCAGATATTGCCAAAACAAAAGCAGTAGGGATTAGAAAATGGCAGTTGGAAAATCCAGAAGAAATGAAGAAACGCAATCAGATTAATTCGATTAAAGGTGCCGCGGCTGTTTCGAAGAAACTAAAGGTTGAACTGGAAGACGGTAATGTGTTATACTATTCAAGTAAAAGTGAATTCCATAGATTAACAAATCAATGGGCAAACACCATTATTAAAAAAACACAAGAAGGTGTTTTCTACAATGGTTATAAAATATGGGAAGAAAAATGAACAACTACGATATGTCTATTCACACAAACCCTGATGCAAGAGCCTGGGCTAAATTCTTTGCTGAAAAGTATACAGTATGGTCGGAAGATGGTGTAGAGTCTGATAGTGAGGCTTTAATGACTGCGTGGTTTGCCAATGCTATGATGGCGATGCACGATCATTTAGTGTTGAAAGGTAATCCAATCAATGGAGATCATGCCCAATATCTTATAGATACCGAAAACGGAGTTAAAGAATAATGGCAAACTTATTTAAAAAAGTTGCGTGTATGACCGATATTCATTTCGGTCTCAAGAGCAATTCATCAGTACACAATCAGGACTGTGAAGACTTTGTAGATTGGTATATTGCCAAAGCAAAGGAGGAAGGTTGTGATACAGGTATCTTTATGGGCGATTGGCATCATAATCGCAATAGCCTTAATATTACTACAATGGATTATAGCCTTAGGGCCTTGGAGAAGTTGGGACAAGCGTTTGATCAGTTCTACTTCTTTCCTGGTAATCATGATCTGTACTATAAAGACAAACGAGACATACACTCTGTGGAGTTTGGAAAGTATATACCTGGTATCACTGTGGTACATGAGCCTACTACTATTGGAGATGTCACGCTGTGTCCATGGTTGGTGGGCGAAGAATGGAAGTCGGTAGGTAAGAAAGGCGGGAAATATATATTTGGACATTTTGAATTACCTAACTTTTTCATGAACGCTATGATACAAATGCCAGATCATGGAGAGATTCAACTAGATAGTTTCAAACAATATGAACTAGGTTTTAGTGGACACTTTCATAAGCGTCAGCAACAAAAGAACATGATTTACATCGGCAATGCTTTCCCACACAATTATGCAGATACATGGGACGATGATCGCGGCATGATGGTTATGGAATGGGGAGGGCAACCTGAATATTTTAGTTGGCCAGATCAGCCTACTTTTAGAACAGTAACACTAAGCCGTCTAATCGACGAAGCAGACACTATTATCAAATCTAAGCAACATTTACGTGTTACGCTAGACATTGATATTACATACGAAGAAGCAAGTTTTATTAAAGAAAAGTTCATGGCAGATTATGACATCCGCGAACTTACTCTTATTGCAGAAAAGAAAGATGTTGAAATTAATACCAATATCGATGTACAAGCATTTGAATCAGTAGATCAAATCGTTAGCAATCAAATTGTTAGTATTGATAGCGATACCTACGACAAAAATATTCTACTGAGCATTTATAACAGCCTATGAAAATAAAAGAATTAACCGTTAAAAACTTTATGAGCGTGGGTAATCAAACCCAAGCTGTAAACTTCGGAAAGGAAAACTTAACACTTGTGCTAGGTGAAAACTTAGACCAAGGCGGTGATGATAACGGCAGTCGTAATGGTACAGGTAAAACTACCATTGTAAACGCTCTTAGTTTTGCTTTATTTGGTAACGCACTTACTAACATTAAAAAAGACAATCTTATTAACAAAATTAACAACAAAAATATGTTAGTGACTTTGACGTTTGAAAAAGACGGAACAGATTATCGAATTGAACGTGGACGTAAACCCAGTGTTATGAAGTTCTTTGTTAACGACCAAGAACAAGAAGGCGAAGAATCCGATGATAGCCAAGGCGATCAACGTGAAACACAAAAAGACATCGATGAACTTTTTGGCATGAGCCACGACATGTTCAAGCATATTGTTGCGTTAAACACTTATACAGAACCGTTTTTATCAATGCGGGCCAATGACCAACGTGTTATTATTGAACAGTTGTTGGGTATTACTATTCTTAGCGAAAAAGCAGAAACGCTTAAAGAGCTAGTTAAGCAAACTAAGGATGCTATTACACAAGAGTCTGCAAATATCGAAGCTGCCAAGAAATCTAATGATAAAATACAAATTAGTATTGATAGTTTGTTAACTAGACAAACAGCTTGGAATACGCAACATGCTAACGAACTTGAAAAGATAGGACGTAGCATAGTAGAGTTGGAAAGTGTAGATATTGAAGCTGAGCTTGCGAAGCACAGCGAGCTCAAAGAGTTCGATGAAAAAACAGCGAAGCTGCGAAGTTTAAATAAGGAACGTGCTACGTTAGATAGCGCGATAGCGCAAGCGGAGCGAAGCGTTACGAAGTATGAACGCGAACTCGCCTTATTGGCAAGTAAGACCTGTCACGCTTGTGAACAACAGCTACATGATCATAAGCATGAAGAAATGACAGCTCTAGCTCAGAAGCATCTGGACGAGGCGGTCATTTACTTTACTAAAGTATCAAAGGACCTGGAAAAAATTACAGCAGAAATTACTTCTATTGGTGAGGTTCCAGCCAAGCCTATTACCTACTACGACAGTTATGAGCAGGCGCTTAAACATCAGAACAACTTGAAGACTCTTGAAAATCAACTGATACAAAAAAGCAATGACACAGATCCTTATCAGGAACAGATTGACGAACTCACTGACACTGCCATGCAGGAAATCACCTGGGACAATGTTAATACTTTAACCAGCTTAAAGGATCATCAAGAGTTCTTATTAAAATTGTTGACTAGCAAGGATTCCTTTATCCGTAAAAAGATTATAGATCAAAACCTAGCATATTTGAACAATCGTCTAACTTATTATCTTGATAAGATGGGATTGCCTCATACTGTGTTATTCCAAAATGACTTAACCGTTGAGATCACCCAGCTAGGGCAAGATTTAGATTTTGATAATCTAAGTCGAGGTGAGCGGAATAGACTTATCCTTGGTTTGTCATGGTCGTTTAGAGATGTTTGGGAAAGTTTATATCAACCTATCAACTTGTTGTTTGTTGACGAGCTTATTGACAACGGGCTTGATGCTGCAGGTGTTGAAGGCGCATTGGCTGTACTAAAGAAAATGGGTCGTGAACGCAAGAAGAATATTTTCTTAATTAGTCACAAGGACGAACTAATCGGCCGTGTTAACAATGTGTTAAAAGTTATCAAAGAAAACGGCTATACTAGCTATGCTAACGATTTAGAAATTAATGAGTAAGCACGTTGATCCAAGTCCCTATCAAAACGAAGAGTCGCATGAAAAACTCATGGCGGCTTTTCGCGAGTATTTTAAAGAAAATCAAGAATGGATCAACAAAGGCACACGTAGTTCAGGCGAACGTATGCGCTACTGGCTAGCGCAGATTAGAATTATAGCCAAAGAACGCCGTACGCATGTACAACAGTATCGCGTATGGTTAGATAGGGCAAAAGCAGAACGTAAGGCAAATCAAAAGGCACAGGGTACGGAGACAGATGACACTAATTAGTGTATGTCTTGGTACTATAACAATGAAATTGTAGAAGAACTTCCCGAAGATTGTGTTGGGTTTGTATATCTTATAACAAACACAATTACAGGGCGTATGTACATAGGCAAAAAACTAGCAAAATTTTCTAAAACTACTTATCGAACAGTAAAATTAAAAAACGGCACTAAGAAAAAAAAGAAAATCCGCAGTAAAATTAACAGTGATTGGCAGACCTATTATGGGTCGTCGGATGAATTACTCAAGGATATTGCGCAGTTAGGTCAAGAAAACTTTCGCAGGGAAATACTGTTTTACTGTAAATCCAAAGCAGAAACGTCATATATAGAGGCTCGTGAACAGTTCAGCCGTCGTGTGCTGGAATCAAAAGACTATTATAATGGTCAAATTTCCGTGCGTGTACACGGTTCACACATACTCAAATCATAATACTTTAGGCTACTAAATCACCAAATAAGCCAGCACAGGCGTTGACATTGTGCCCTGAATCCGTTCTGTTGTGTGACGGCAAGGTAGTTCTGCTTGGTGACAGAGTTATAAATCACTATCCTTTACAGGACGACGATTGGATATGCCATAACCAGTTTGATTTATAAGGGGAAGTAACAAGGCTAAAAGAGGGGTAGTAGCCCCACGGTTTAACAAGTGTTAGCGTATTTGTTAAGCCCGCCGTCATATAAAGACTCTGCTCGTGGTACCGGATGACCGCCACTGTAATGCAGTAACGCTAAGGTGATATTGTGCAACTCGGATAATGTCAAAACAACTTTGCCCGCTAGGGCAAAGTGTGACTGAACAATCTGGATAATATCTTAACGCTTCGCGTTTAATAAATCATTAACTACTTCTTGATAGACTAATAAAAGTTCGAGCTGAAGCGAAGAACAGAAGAACGCTAGTTCTTCTTATAACAATGGCATACGTGTTTCTTTAGTTACTTCGATATTCTCTTTGATAATATTATAGATCAATTCACGATCTGAGAATGTGTAGATATGAAGTAGATCTTCTACACTAACACCACCACGCATATACCAGGATATTCTAAAAAGTTCTTCTTTAAAGCCCTGGATCTGATTGTCTAGCCTAACTAGATGTGCTTGAATTTCGTCTGGTGGAAGACTAATTAGGCTTGTACGAAAAAATTTGACTGATCAAGGTCTACAGCAAGATTGGCTTCTTGGCCACAGTTGTCGCATTTAACTGGGAATCGAGGCATGGCCCAAGCATCATTATTTTTTTGATTTCTAGCTTTGATAGCATCAAACACACTCTTGTCGCAGTTGTCCAACCATTCCATGATAAAGGGAGTTTCGGTAACTACTTGCTGACCAGTATCAACACTTTCAATAGTAGCACGATAAATTTCAGTTTGGATATCGGCTAATTCTTTGAATAAACTGTTAACTACTTCTTGTCTTTCTGGAGTGTTGTCCATGACTTCTGCTTGAGCAAGACGTTGTTGTAGTCTAAAGTTTTTAAGATTAAACTCAGTGCTTTGCTTATATGTTAATGGACGTAGATTAATGGTCAGATCGTCTGTGACAATTTTACCGTCATACTGACAGGCCATGTAAAATTCCACAACTTTGTTTAGATCGATGTCATAGTCATTTTCAGATCCGCAATTATTGCACTTGTGTCCCACGGTCATGGAGTTGCCATAGGTAGCAATACGAATAGCTGCCAATAAAATAACTAGATCCAGTATACACAATTCCCAAGGATCTTTGATAGCCGGGCAACAGCTGGTTAAAACTTGTGCTGTGCTTTCGCCAGACAACAATGCATCTGGAGTTTTAACAATGATTTCATCCATGCCCGTCATACCATATACTGGTGTATTGGTAACATCGCCTTGGATAGTACCGGGCTTGTTAA